CAACTCAAGAAGCCATGAAAACGACTGAGAAGCCCTCAGAAGGCCACCAAACGGCCTCAGAAGCCCTCAATAGCCCTCAAACGGTTTTGGGTAGGGACACAGACCTACAAAACCCGCAAATCGGCGTCCAAACCCCCAGAATCCACACGCCGCTGAACGATTTGCCGTCACGCGGGGGTGAATTGATCGATCTGGCCACCAGTCTGGGTATCGATTTGATGGAATGGCAAAAATTTGCGCTCGTTCATACGCATAAAGTCAAGCCTGACGGACGCTGGGCAACGCCTGTAAATACGATCGTGGTCGCACGTCAAAACGGAAAATCATTTTTGCAACTGATCAGAATTCTAGGCGGCTTATTCCTATGGGACGAAAATTTGCAGATTGGGTCAGCCCACCGCCTATCCACGTCGCTGGAACAATTTCGGGCAATGGTGCAGATCATTGAAAAAAATGAATCGCTTGCCAAACAGGTCAAGAAGATTCGTTGGCAGCATGGCGGTGAGGAAATCGAAACCATGACGGGCAATCGGTTTATTGTGCGGGCTGGTGGTTCGGCAGCGCGTGGTGTTTCCAGGCCATCAACAATTCACCTGGACGAATTACGCGAGATGACCGACATTGAAAGTTTTGCCTCGCTGCGCTACACCCTTATGGCTGCCACCAACCCAATGGTCATGGCGTACACAAATGCTGGTGATTCTTCGTCGGTTGTGCTGAACCAATTCCGCGACCGCGCGTTGGCTTCGATCGCAGGGGTTGAAGATGACATCGGTTATTTTGAATGGTCAGCGCCAACGGACGAAATTAGCGTAGAAAACGCAAGGCACGCCAACCCGTCAATGGGCAGACTTATCCACGCCGATAATATCAAATCGGTTCTTAACGATCCCCCTGACGTGGTAATGACTGAAGTGTTGTGTCGCTGGGTTGTGGCAATCAATAGTGCGGTTGACGCCGCTTCCTGGGGTAATTGCCTGGACAAGTCCATTGACCTGGATATTGACAAATTGACCTGGCTGGCGATCGATCTTAGCCCAGACAGAAAACACGCCAGTTTGGTCGGCGCTCAGAAAATCGGGAATGAACAATTTGTGGTCAAGTTGCTTCACACCTGGCAAAACGATCTGCAACTAGACGACAAGGCAATTGCCAACGACCTGGCAGATTACGCCCGCAAATATCCAACCGAATACGTTCTTTATAGTAGAAAAACCAGCGCAGCGGTGGCCGCGCGCCTGGCACCTGCGGGAATCCCAATTTTCGACATGGACGGGGTGTATCCACAAGCGTGTGACGAAATGCTCAGTGCGATCAATAGCGGTCGGTTAAAACACAGGGGGCAAAGTCAACTTTCGGAAGAAGTGTTGGCTGCGGTGCAACTTCGTCGTGGTGATGGCGGCTGGGTTATAGGTCGAAGGGCGTCACAATCGGTTGTGTGCAGCGCCGTCGCCGTAGCCCTCGCCACACACTTCGCGACACGCCCAGAGAATGATCTTGACATCATGGTCGGTTGAACATATAAGCCTGACACAATTCAGTCATGGCATTTTCAGATTTATTCACACGCAAGGTTGACGCTGCCGTTCCAGTGGAAGCCGCAAGCGTGGACGCCGCTGCGGTGGCACCTTATTACAGTGAGGTTGGAAATCTTTTCCTATTCGGGGGAATAGTTACCGCTTCACGCGCTGAAGCAATGAGTGTGCCAACCGTAGCGCGTTCGCTGGGAATCATGCAGACAATTGCTTCACTTCCAATGCACACACGCAATGAAGCAACTGGCGAGAAGGTCACACAACCACGCGTCATCAATCAGCCCGACCCACGCATTCCAGGTTCAACATTTTGGGCGTGGATTATTTCAGATTTGTTCTTTTTTCCGAGCGCGTACGCATACGTTATGGACAGATATGCGGACACAGGAAAAATTCGCGCAATGGAACGTATCGCACCTGAGCGCGTAACAATTACAACAAACGGCATGGGTTATGAGATTGCAACTTATTCGATCGACGGCGCATTTGTTGACCCAGCCAACCTAGTTGTTTTCCAGGGTTTCCAGGAAGGTTTGCTCAGTCGCGCAGGTCGTACCATTCGCGCAGCGGCCGCACTAGAACGCGCAGCAATGAATTTCGCGGTCGAACCGATTCCACAAATGGTTTTGAAATCAAACGGAACTTCATTGCCAGCCGATCGCGTTGCAAAGTTACTTACTGCCTGGCGTACGGCACGCGCTAACAAATCAACTGCATTTTTGAATGCTGACGTAACACTTGAAACTTTGGGCTTCGATCCTAAATCACTTCAAATGAATGAAGCCAGAAATTACGTTGCTTTGGAACTCAGTCGCGCGTGTGGATTACCTGCATATTTTACAGATTCACAACAGTCCAGTTTTACTTATTCCAACGCCTTAGACAAAAGGCGCGACCTTGTGGATTTCGCATTTAGAAATTACATGTCGATTATTGAAGAACGTTTGAGTTTTGCTGACTTCACACCAGCAGGAAACAAAGTGAAATTTGATCTTGACGATTTCTTGCGTGGCAACCCTTATGAACGCGCGCAAGTTTATGAAATCTTAAATCGAATCGGCGCAATGTCGGTCGAAGAAATACGCGAGGAAGAAGACATGCTGCTATGAAAAAAGTCATCACACCAATGCAAATCACTGCGACAGATTCTAACCGTCGCACAATCACCGGTCGCATTGTCACGTTTGAGGAAACTGGCAACGCTTCAATTGGCAAGGTTCAATTTGCAAAAAATTCAATCGAACCAACACCCGTTCTACTCAACCTAGAGCATGACAGAACCCGCAGAATCGGTTCCACACTTTCCATGACTTCAGATGACAAGGGAATTGAAGCCGTTTTTCGTATTATCGAAACGACCGCAGGCAATGACAGTTTGATCGAAGCAAGTACTGGAATGCGCGACGGTTTCAGCGTTGAAGTTTCATTTGATGAGTACGAAACACTTAAAGATGGAACAGTCAGAATTCTTGCAGGTGAATTGACAGGCGTTGCATTGACGTCGGAACCTGCAATTAGATCAGCCCGCGTCGAATCTGTCGCGGCCACAGAAGAAGAACAGAATTCAGATTCGACAAGCGAACCTGAAGCAACACCAACAGAAAAGAGCGACGAAGTGGAACACACCGTTACACCAGCGGAAGCCGTCGAAACGGTTGAAGCCGCACAGTCAGTCACAGCACAATCAAACGCCGTCGGTGGTTGGAAAACAACACCACGCATTGAAATCACCGCTGCAAAGTATCTTGAGAACAAGGTTCTTGCTGCAACAGGTGACGAATCAGCACGCCAGTACGTTCTCGCTGCTGACAACACAACTGATAATGCTGGCCTAGTACCAACACGCCAACTTTCAGAAGTTATCAACGGACTATCAACAACAATCCGTCCAAGCATTGAAGCAATCTCACGCGGCACATTGCCTGACGCGGGAATGACATTCGAAATTCCGAAAATTACTGTCGCTCCCAGCGCGGCCGTCGTTGCCGAAGACGCAATCTTTAATGAAACAGATCAGAACTCAGCGTTCTTGTCAGTGGACGTAAAGAAATTCGCGGGGCAACAAAAATTCTCAGTCGAACTGCTCACTAGAACAAGTCCACTTTTTTATGATGAGTTACTTCGTAATATGGTCGCGGCAATGGCTAAGGCACAGGACAAGTACGCAAACGATCAGTTAGTTGCAGGCGCAACTGCCGATTCAACTTCAATTGCAACATACCCAACTGGCGCTGAATTACTTGGCGTCATTGCACGCGGTTCAGCAAGTGTTTATGCTGCAACTGCGGGACTTGCAAACCCATTTGCACGCAACATTTTGGTCAACACTTCACAGTGGTCAAACCTCATGTCACTTAATAACAATGGCGTTCCGCTATACAACGAAGTAACAAACCCAATGAATCAACCAGGATCAGCAACACCAACTTCATTGCGTGGACGCGTTGCCGGACTTGATCTCTACGTCACTGCAAACACTTCAGCGACAACAGACATTGATGATTCAATCATGATCATCAACCCTGACGCATACACATGGTACGAAGGAACTTCATACCAGTTGCGCGCAGAATCAACCGCTGATGGTTCAATCACAGTCGGCGTTTATTCATTTGGTGCAGTGGCGACGAAAATTGGCGCTGGCGCATTTGGCGTAAATAAGACCTGATAAATAACCCCCACTAATCATGCGGCGGGTTCTCCCGATCTCGCCGCAGCCGATCGAAAGGAACGCTCATGCCTAGTATTGTCACCGCAAGTCAACTGCGAACAGTGCTGGGCGTGAGCGTTTCCTTATACAGTGACAGTTATCTTGACGAGATAATTAACACGTCAGAAGCCGTAATTCTGCCAATGCTGGTGGCAAATACTTCAGCAATCAATTCATACAAACTTGAATCTAACGTGGCTTACTTCTACACCCAACGCAGCCACCATTTTGTTGCTGGTCAATCCGTCATTGTTGCTGGTTTGCCAGCGCCATTTACGGCAACCCACACAGTCGTGACCGCAACTGAGTATTCATTCACCGCTGCATTGACTTCATCAAATGTCACCCTGCGCGAAATCATTCCAATGGGTACGGCCACACTTTCAGGCTATTCAGCCGCCGACATTTATGCAAACAGTGCGCCTATCGAATCTGCAATTCTTGCGGTCAGTGTTGAAGTCTTTCAGTCACGCGTGGCGGCTGGTGGCCAGATCGAAGGCGTCGATTTTACTGCTACGCCATATCGCATGGGTCGCAGTTTGACCAATCGCGTCAGCACTTTGCTTATGCCTTATTTGGACGTTGAAACGGTCGTGCAGTAAATGCCAGCCAATTCAGTCGCCGAAACCCGCTCAGCCCTAGCCAATTCGTTCAGTGCATTGGCCGCCAACATTTATGGGTCGGTTCCCGAAGCACCGATTCCACCTGCAATTGTGGTGGTTCCAGATTCGCCATACATGGAAGTTGTTTTAATTGGCAAGGCCAAAACGCAGGTTAAGATCAATTTTGCAATTTCAGCCATTGTTGCTTCAAATAGCAACGCAGGTTCACTTGATAACCTGGAAAAACTCATCATGGGAATTCTTGCGGCAATGCCCGCAGGATACGTTGTTGGACAAATCGAAAAGCCGACGGTCTTAGAAGTAGGGCAGTCACCAATGCTGGTCGCCGACATCAACGTTTCAACTTACTACACTCAGACAACATAGGGGACAAAA